GGTCTCCGTTAACATACCAGCGCACAATCTGAAGATCGACCAGCGGTCCCGACATGGCGCACAGGGTTGAGCAGAAGGGGGCGGTCTTGTACTCCATAACATTGCCGCAATGGTCGCACCGTCGTTCGTCTTCAGGCGGCGCGCTCTTCCTCATCCCCGGCGGGCGAGCTTCTGCTCCGCTTCGATGATCTGCAGGTACTCCTGCTGCATGCGCGTGTTGCCGTTGGCGTCTTTCGGGCCCTTCCAGTATTCGCTGCCTTGGCTCTTCATGGCCGTCTCAATGACGTCCTTGCGTGCCTGCATTGACTCCACCGTGGGTGCGTCCAGGCCGGTCAGGGTGCCTACGGGGTTCAGGTCGCGAGCGGTCTGCGCCAGCCACTGCATGATCTGGGGATCGTTCCCCAGGATGTTGCCGTCCAGGCCCCGGGCGGTCAGCAGCTTCTCGCTCAGCTCTTCCCCCAGCAGGTTGCCAATGGCGTTGATGTTGGGCCGGTAGTCGCTCTGCCAGGCCATGCGTAGCTCGTCCACGCCCGCCTGCTTAAACGCCCGATCCGCTTCAATCTGCTGGGAGGCCTCCTGCTCGGCCAGGTCCGCGTACCAGCGGATCGCCTCGCTCGCTTGAGCCGGGTTCAGGTTGGTGGCGTGTGCAACGTCCTTGATGAACGACTCCACGATGCTCTCGTCGCCCTCTGGAAGAACTCTGCCATCCAAGTCCAGGTCGTAGCCCTCGGGCTTCAAAGGGATACCATTCTCCTCGCGCCATGCTTGAACCTCCTCGTCGCTCGCATCAGCAGCAAGTTGACGGCGCAGCTGGCCGGCAGACATCTGCTTACGCAAACCCAAGAAGGCCTCGGCCATCTTCTGCGGGGACGTGTACCGACTAAGGATAGACAGGCCGGCCTCGTCATCACCGGCCAACTGTGCGGCCCAGTCCTCTGGGAACCCGGCAGGAGCGTCAGTGCTGACCTCCTCGGTTCCGTCGATGGGGCCAACATCACCCTCTGCAGTATCAGTGGTCGCCTGATCACCCGCTGGGAGATCAACGTCGGACTGGGCGGAAAGGTCTACATCGCCACCGTCCATAGGATTTTCAACAGCCGCTTCTGCCATGGGTTACGCAGCCTCCCCGTCTGAACACTGATTAGCCTGCAGCACCGTGGTGCGCATCTTGTGGGCGATGCTATCCACGTCTACCGGGTAGGACTGTCCGAGCAGCGCGTTAGCCGCAAGCACATGTTCCAGCGCAGACTCGTAGTGTGCGCGGGCTTTTTGAACCGTGGGGCCGCCGGGCGCGGGGCCGGCGTTAGCCTCCAGCTCCTCAACCCGTTCGCTTAGCGCCTCTACCTGCTCTTGCAGTTGGGCCTTGGTCGCCATGTTCTGTCACCTCCATCAGCGCGGTGTAGTTGATCCGGGTGGTCTTCACGATCTGGGAGGCAACGTAACGCTTCCCCTCCGCGAAGGCCGTCAGTCGGTCGCCATCATAGCCAACATTGAAGCTGAGGTCATAAGCCCCACAAACGTCCTCTATGATGGTTTTCATGGCCAACTTCTGCTGATCCGCGTCCGCTTGTCCGTTTATGCACGCCTCAATGGCTCGGCCCTTGGCAATGTTGGGCCTGCCGGCTGCGTCTTTGCCACCCCAGTCGAAGGGCCGAAGCGCGGGCGGGGGCGTTTTGCTCAACCAAGGACCCCAGCGACTTGTTGTGCGGTCTCAAGGTCTTGCTGCATTTCGGACTGCGCCTGCATCTCCGCAACTCGCTGCGCCTTCTCGCGCTCGGAGACGGTCCAGTCGGTGGGAGCACCCAGGCCAATCAAGGCGTCCTTGAATGCCTCGTGGAAGTCCAGCTCGGCGGCCAGCGTAGTGTCTGCCTGCACAGCCTGTTGGAGCAGGCCCAGGACCTCTTGGAACTGAGCGGTCTTCTCCGCGTCCTCTGCTGCCTGTAGGGGCGTCTCGAACTGGAACTTTACTTCCTTTCCGCGCAGTGCCTCGGGCAGGGTGTCCATCGGGCCGAAGCCGCCGAACTGCATGATTAACTCAAAGGTCGAGTCGCACAGGGCGAGGTTGTACTCGTCCTCCATGGGCTCGAACAGCGGCAGCGCCTGGCGGATGTATTCCTGAACGCGTTCACGAGTCTCGGTGGCCGTCATCTGGTGACCCTGCATCGGGGGCAGCGAGATCTTGTTCAAATAAAACGCTTCCTTCATCGCGAGGTTGATGTCGTCTCGTATGTTGAACGCAACCGGGAAGGCACCCTTGTCCTGAGTGATAGGCCTCAGCGCCTGGCCAAGGCGCTCGTCGTAGTCCTGGTCCACCCAGGTAATCCCGCCGGCAAACAGCTGCACGTCGGATCTCACCACGTTGTCCGTGGCCACCATGGGCGGGTTGACATACCGCTCGCCGGCCTCTAGCAGCGTCAGGGTGATCGCCTGGATTAGGCGAGCATCAGGCAACGCAACCATCACGGCGGGGCTGTGCGCGTACTGGGACCCGCTGTGCGCCCACCGGGGAACGATGTACTCGAAGCGGTCCATGGGGATCGCCTCCATGACGTGCTCGTTCTCCACGTCGATGTGCAAGGAGACGTACTTGCGCCGCCCCTCGGGGTCGGGCATCACAACGTGCCGGCACTCAATCTCGCGGTGCCTGCCTTGCTTGTGGCCACCCTCCCAAGCCTGAAGGATCTTGGGGTGGAGCGTGGCACCGGGTTTCTTGCCGAACTTCTCGATCAGCTGGTCAATGCGCGGCTTCCACTTGCGGTGTATCGTATCGACATCCCCGCTCACGTTCTCCTGCCAAGCGCAGTCCTTCAAGTGCCAGGTCTGGTACAGAAGCCCATCCAGATCGCCGTTCATAGTGATCTGCATCACGCACTGGCCAAAGGTGGAGAAGTCGTTGTCGGCCAGCTTGGCGGCACGCTGAAACTTTGCCCGCCGGTCTTCCATGATTCTGAACTGCACGTCGCCGGCATAGTCGAGCCATTCGCGTGCCTCGTGGTTTTCCCACTCCTCTCGGGCGGCTCTCAGCTTGAACCACCGGCCACGGCGTAACATAGAGGACAGGGAGTCGGCCAGGTCTCTGCGGGCCAGGACGGGGGCGCTTGTCATGAGGTGCGATGCGAACTCGTCCCCAAGGTCACGCGTGTAGGTGAAGTTCGCCCGCTCAGGGTAGAACTGCTCGGCCACCTCCTGCCACAGACTGTCCAACGTCGCCTTGTCGCTGAACAACTTGTTGCCCAGCCCAATGACTGTCTTGGCGTCGTCCATTACAGGCCCCCGAGTCTATCGTCCTCGGACAGGGTGGTCACACGGGGGCGGGGCCGATCCTTGGCCGCCCTGGTGAGTTCCGGCTCATCCTTCAGGACGGCATTGCGGGCAGCACCCGGATCGTTAGGGCGCTTGCGCTTGTGGAAGATTCCCATGCCCAATAGCTTAGCCATCAGACACCTCCAAGGCGGAAGTCATCCTCGCCCAGGAGCGTATTGTTCAGGGCCGCCCTGCGACGTCGGCGGGCCTCGGGGCCCTCGTCAGTCACCTGGGAGCCGCCGTACTCCTCGAAACCTTTGTCTTCCATAGCCTCACGGGCCTTCTGTTTCTTGGACTTCCCCTGCTTGCCGGGGAGGATCTTGCGTGCGAGCTTACCCACCTAACGGCTCCCTGCTGTTGTCGGAAAGGATTGTGGAAATGCGCCCAGAAGCTCGACGCTTGTTTGCGTTGCGCCGCTTGTCAGCCTCGATCATCTTCATGTCGGGCATGGGCTTGACCGGCTCAGGCTCGGGAACCTTGACGCCTTTGAACAGACCTGCCATGGGGGAACTACCTCCTGCCACCAACGGATCGTCGTACTTGTGGTCGGGACTGTACCACCTTCGGTTTTGCTGCGGTAGTCTTCTTCCGAGCCACGGCGGGAAACAGCTCTGTTAGCGCCCAAACCATCGCGTCCAGCCTGTCCGGGGACTTGTCGCCCTCGTAGCCAGACATAGTCATCGCACACATCTGCTCCTCCAGGAAGGGAAACATCCCCGCGTGCCACACCTTCTGGGACTCGTAAAGCGCCGCGATAGGCTCTGCCCTGACCACCTTGCCTCGGGTGGCGGTGACCTTCTTGAAGGGGATGTCGGGACCGTTCATGCCGGAACGGGTCGCCCGTATGACCATTCCGACCATGTCCCCGCCGTAGTTGGTCTCACCCACCACCATGTCGGCATTGTGCCTATCGAAGGCCTCACACACAGCCTTGCCCCACTGCTCCGGTGCCGCCTTGAAGGTCAAATCCTCCAGGATGTAGGCCATGCCATCGATGCCCAGGCCGGCAACCACGATGCCAATCTCGTCACTGCGCTCGTCTTCCGCACCGGACGCCCCGGACGGGTCCACACCGATAACAATGCGCTGCATGTCGGGCAGCTGTTCCGGCGCTCGCTGCTGGTCCAACAGCTCCTCGGGCCAGAGTACGCCCTCGCCAATATCGCCGAACGCACCCTCATAGAACCGTTTGCGCTCTCTGGTGCTCAGCTGCAGGAGCACATTCTCTATGTAGTCGTCGGCCAGGTTCTCCTGGTTGTCCGTGGGGTTCATCTGAAAGCAGTTGAAGTCCTCGGGGCGTGCGTACTGCTGCCTCGTATCGGGGTTCAGCCGCTCAACGAACACCCGGTAGGTCCAGTGGCTCTTGGACGGCGGGTTGCAGTCGTAGTAGACGCGTAAACGCAGCTGGCCACCCAGCTGAGTATCCACTCGCTGGGCAAGACGGGTGAGTGACAAGTTTCTGGACGCCCAGGGGATCTGTGAGCACTCGTTCAGGAAGATGCTGGCGTACTCCTGTCCGAGGATTTTCTCAGTGCGATCTTTGTCGTCCAGGCCGGAGAACCAGACCTCAGAGCCGCCCGGCATCTTCGCGAAAAAATCGGTGCGGTCCAGTTGATAGCTAACGTCCGGGAAGCACAGCTTCATCATCTTCGGCCAGGTGTCGGCGATGATAGAGGTCTTGATCGCGTTGAACCGATAGCGAAAGACCGCATGCCGGCTACCAGGCGCTGCCAGGGCCCGAGTAGCGATGGCCCTGCAGATCACGAACGTCTTCCCAGAGCGGGAGCCGCCATAGAGCATGGAGTGCAGGGCGTCACCGCCCAGCATGTTGTT